GTGTTTTGTACAGACTCGCCTGTTGCCTGCTCCCACTTGATGGCTGCCACGGTATAGCTTTGCAGCGCATCAGCCCCGCTTGTAATGTGGCGCACCATCTCGGCAAGTGCGCCAGCAGCCTTGTTTTGAGTAATTCCTTCGATGCTGCCGATGGCCCTCGACATATCGCTGAGTTGCGATACGGTTACACCGGCTGCATTTCCGGTCAAAGCAAGTGACTTGCGGAACTCGTCTGCTTCCTTGCTGCCCTTGTAGTACGCAGCAGCAAGCAAACCAACAGCAGCAACAACACCGCCAATGAGCGGAACCGTAGTCGCCAGTGACATCCCAAGCCGCGCCCCGGAAGTCGCCAGCGAAGCCATGGAAGCATTGCCAGACCGCAGCCCTGTAGCCATCATTCCAAGGCGTGCCGCGAAGTTGCTGGCACTGGTGCCAAGTTTTGAAAATTCCGAAGAACTCGCTCCCAGCTTCGCGTTTTGGTCGGCCAGCATCGAAGCCACAAGTTGAGCCTCGCTGCTCATGCCCTTCTGGGCCATCTTGAAAGCCGTCCACTCACCAGCGGTGCTTCTCAGCTTGAGCGACTGCTCTCCTAGAGCATCAATGACATTTCTTTCCTGCTCCGAGAAACTTGAGTTCACCAGAGCATCGACCATCTTTTTGTGGTCTTCGGTGACTTTCTTTGTATAAAAGCCAAGTGTTTCAAGAGCAGCCTTGTAGCCATCAAGACTGATCTTTGTATGCTCTACTGCGTCTCCGGTAGAGCTGATCCCTTCTGCGGCTTTCTTCGTGTCGTCGCCAATGCCAACAGTCGCTCGCCTGACAAGGCCCATCTGTTCGGCGAAATCTGCACCGCCCTTGCCAAGCGTGTCAAGACTCTTTCCTGCACGCGCAGTCGTTTCCTCAAACGCACCAATCGCCTTGTCTGCCTTGTCACCGGCAACAGCAAGTTTTTCAAGCGAAACAGCACCCTCTTGAATACCGCTGGTTTCGGTGCTAAAGCCTACGACAACAACATCTTCAGACATGATTTACCACCAGCGAACAGCGTGAATCAGCGCGAACAGATAGACACAGCCGATCCCCAGGTAATACGCAACGCGAAGCTGTCTGTGCTCGATAAAAAGTCTCATCAACTTCACTCACTTGAAAGACTCAACCAACGCCCGGATCAATGCCGGAGCGCCGTAAACAACAATCACCGCCAACGTCCAATAGAACATGCGGCGCAACACCGGGCTGTCTCTGAATAGCTCCAACGCTTTCACGATCCACTCTCCGAGGTTAAAATTCATGGGTGTTCTTCCTCGCGCAATGAGGTTGAAAACAGAGGCCCCCGGCTGCGTCAACAGCTCGGGGGCTTCGCTTTATGTGTGGTGGGGCTACTTCTCTCGCTGCTCGGCCATCACCGCCAGCGCCTCGCCTTCCATCACCTGAATGTCGGTAAACAGTTCATCAGAATCGGCACGCGGCAGTTGCAGCGTTCGTATGAACGCCAACACCGCCGTGTAATCAAGGCCGGTAGCTCCGGCCATGCCAATGCGCCACTGCGTGAGCAGTCGAACGAACGCGCTGTACGCCAGCTCGTTTTCCGGCCAGACAGAAACTTCTTCGACTTGCGCAAGCGCAAAAAGATCGAAGCCCGCCATCTTGGGCCTCGATTCCTCTTTTGCGTACAGTGCTCGCGCAAGCTCTTTCAGTTTCCCAAACGGCCCTCTGAACAGGCCGCGTGGTAGGTATCCCTGATGGTGTTCGCGGCAGCCGGGTATTCGTTGATGAGCCGCCTCACGCTTGCTTCGTTGATAGCTTCTTCAAGCTCCCAACCATTGAGTGCCTTCAACAGATACGCGCACAGACCATCCTCGATGGATTGAGCCACCTCGCTTGGAGTGGCCTGCTTGCTGTCTTCCTTTTCACGAAGTTCGCTCAACAAATCGAGAAACTCGTCATTGAGCTTTGCCGCTTCTTTCTTGTTGCGGTAGTTGAACGTCACATCGAAATCAGCCGTCACGCCATCCAGCGTCTTGAACTTGATGTTTCGCTTGAACGTAGCGGGCGGAGCCGCGTATTTGAACTTTGCCATGATGGGCCTTTCCCAAAAAGAAAGCCCGCAAGGCAAAGCCAAGCGGGCAATAGAAAGCCCGTCAAGCCGTGAGACTTGACGGGCTGCGGAATCGGCCCAAACCAGTGCTTACTGGTCGTAGCCGATGAACTTACCAAGCATCGAAATGTTCGCCGTCACCTGGTTGGGCTGACCCTTTTGCAGTTGAGGCATCTCGTTGATGGACACATAGCCAAAGCCGTATCCACGCTGACCACCTGCCAGCAGGAACTTGAACGCCCTGCGTTGCAGCGTGCGTGCGGCAGCTACAAGAGCCTGATACCCAAGCAAATTCGGGTCATAGCCAATCGTCAGCGTCAGGCTCTGAGCGTTAAAGCCAACAGGAACCTGAATCGCGTTACGACGTGCCAGCGGCTCGATGTTCACGAACCGTGGATCACCGCCGCTGCTGCTGATGTTCAGCACCTGCCCGATCTCGACCCAGCCATTGACCTTCTGCACCGACCCAATGCCGGAGCCGGGCGGGAAAAAGTTCGTGTCCGTGGTGTCAATCGGAATCACACCACCCAGCGTCAGGCTGTCACTGTCAACCTCACTCGGCACATACACCGTATCGGTCAAATCGTCCCAGCCGGAATTGACAAGAATCTCGTCCCCTTGCTGGAAGTTGTTGGCCACCGTCAAAACGGTAGGCGAAGCGTTGGACGCTGCTGTAATGGGCTTCGGATCGCCCAAAATCGTGCTCAAAAGAAACCGACTGCCGTCGGCAAAAGAATAGGCCATGGTGTTTCCCTTTCGCGGAAAAAAGAAACCGCCCGAAGGCGGCGATTCCTGCGAAGGAAATGGCCGGTGCGTCTTTCGAGTTACCGGCCCCGTGGCAGCTAGTTGTGTGGCAGGCTATTCACATAGCGGCCTGCGAGCGCCAGAAATTCACATCCCCTGCTTGGCTTCTTGAAGCCAGCGTTCAAGCGCAGAAATAACTCCCTTTGCCAGCCTGATTAATGTTTCTGTCAAAACAATCGTTGAAACTTTCACTTGAATATTCCAGTCTGTTAAGATTGGCGTACTTCGCCATGGCAGGCGTGACGCGGCTTGGCCGGGCATGGCGAGTCAGGACGGCGCGGGGCCTGGCGCGACAGGCAAGGCACGGATCAACTGGGCGGCATCAACGATGCATCCCAGTGATACCTCATGCCGTCAACACTTCCTCTGCTCCATAGCGGCAACGGCATGGAACAGAATACCAATCGCTTTCCTGAATGGATGGCATGACATAAACAGGCCCAACCACAGTCACGGCCAAACCACCGCTTTGCATTACCAAAGCAGTCGGAAACAGTTCATCAAGCTTCCGCGCAATCTGTTCAGCCTTGCCAGCACCTTGACCGGATTTGACGAATACGGTCACTTGAATCAAGCCTCGATAAGAGCGACTCTTCCCGGCAAGATCGCGCGAAGTCGTTTCGGCAGGCAGCAGATAAGCACGCAAGTGATCGACAGTCGGCAGATTTCCGGGCGCGTTTTGCCAGGCAACCGGCAGAGATTGAGTGGCAGCCCATGAGGCAAGGCGTTGCTCAAAAGCGGCGCGGATTCTTGCTTGGCTCATGGCTTCGCCTCACTCAAAGCGCGGTCAAAGTGCGTCTGGAAGTTGACCATCGTGACACCCACCATCCCAGCCGGAGCCTGCTTCGACCATCCTGTTTCCAAGCGATACGCATACGGGAGCGCGTTTGTAATAAACGCGGTTTCTCCCATCTTCCACGAAGCAATACCAACAGCAATGGCGGCAAGCGGGTCTTCCCCTGCTGGCCTGCTGGTATCCATGTTGATCGAACCTTCACCGTACTGCCAATTCGACTTGAAGCGGCCCGTGTCCACTGGCGAAGACTCAACCATTTCCTTTGCCATGCCGAAAACAGTCCGACGCACCACGGCTTCCAGCGCGATCTTCTTTCTCTCCGCGATCTGCCGTATCTGCTCGCCGATGTTGGACATCACTTGCCCCTAACCTGCACGTCATAGAGCACAACTTTCCCGGCAGGTGCTGTAGGTGTAGAGCGAATCACCGTCAACTCCACACCGTTCACCACGAACACGTCGCCAGTTTGCGGAGCTTCTTTTACGTCAGGCGCAACCAACAACCTGCGGTCACTGGCCTGAATCAGTGTTCCATCAATGTCCTTGATGGAGTAGTTCACCATCGCCACGGTGCAAGGCAACTCAACCCATGAAGGAGCCACGGTAGCAGTTGCTGGGTCATACTGCTCTTCACCAGTTTTACGGCGAAGCGTGGCCGCAGCACCGAACTTTGTCAGCAGCTTGACCGCACTGGCAGCGGTACGGGCGTAGTTGAATTTGGTCATGGCTCATCATTCAAATAGCAATGCAGCGCATTTGTCAGAGCACCTATCACTTCGAGCCGTCTAGTCGTCTTGGTACAGGATGACCAAAACTTGGTACCCATATCAGGCTCTATACCGACACAGGCAAAAGCCTTTATCTCGCCAGCTTCCAAAGCTCGTCGC